CAGGACCTGCTGCGCCAGTCGAAGCTGCTTCAGCTCGTGCCGTTCGCCGACGTGTCGGGCTTGCGCGTCGTCGGCTTACGGTGGCAGTCCCTCCCCGCGACGGGGAAGCGCAAGCTCAACGCCGGTTACACCGAGGCGACCGGCCAAACCGAGCAGGTGGAAGAGACGCTCTCGATCTACGGCGGCGACGTGGGGATTGACCGCATCTTCACCAAGGTCGAGGCGCTGTTCATCGACCAGCTCACCCTCCAGACCCAGATGCTGACGGAGTCGGTCACGCGCGGGTTCAACAACGACTTCATCAACGGCGACCACGGGGTGGACCCGGACGGGTTCGAGGGCCTGAAGAAACGCATCAGCAACATGCCCGCGCGCTCTACGATCAACCTGGAGTCGGGCGGGGTGACGCTCGACGTGCTCGCCAGCGCGGCCAATGAAAACAAGTTCATCGACGCGCTGCACAAGGCCAAGACCTACATCGGGGGGGAAGTGGATATGTGGGTCGTGAACGAGGCGGCCAAGATCGGCTTCGGGCAGACGCTGCGCCGGCTCGCGCTGCTGGATACGACCCAGGACAACTACGAGCGCACCTGGGAGGTCTTCGCGGGCGGCAAGATCGCCGACGTGGGCCTGAAGGCGGATCTCGCCACCGAGATCATCCCGACGACCGAGGGCACGGACTCGGTGGGCACGTCCATCTACGGGGTGAAGATGGGCGACGAGACCGGGCTGAATGGGATCCAACTGGGCGGCACTTCGCCGGAGCCTTACGACCCGCTGAACGGCGGGGAGAAAGAGGCCACGCCCGGGTATCTGCGCCGGATGGACTGGGCGATCGGGCTGAAGAACTTCAGTCAGAACTTCTCGATCGTCCGCGTCGCCGGCGTGAAGTTCGTGTAAGGAGGCCACCATGTTAGACGCTAACCTGTTGTTCCACAGTGCGGCCACCCTGACCACGAGCGGCGATAGCTCCAGCCTGAACATCAAGAAGACGGCGGCGGACGGGGTGCCGATCGAGATCGTGGTGACGGCGCTGGCCGGCTCGACCACCGGGCGGACTCTGGACTTCAAGGTTCAGGAGTCCGACACCGAGGGGAGCGGCTACACCGACAACACGACCTTCCCGCAGATCACGGCGGTGGGGCGCTACTACCGCCGGGTGCAGAGCAAGAAAGCCTACCTGCGCCTGAACCGCGTGGCGGGGGCGGCCACGGGGCTGTCCGCGACGGTGACGGCCGGGATCGTCTCCGGCGCGCAGCGCGAGATCGCGGCGTAGGAAAACCTTAGCCACGAATTTCACGAATTAGCACGAATGGGGAGTTCGTGAAGTTCGTGGCGCTATAGGAGAGCAATTAGGAGAGCAATCATGGCACGTCACTTAGTGGTGGCCCAGCAGCCGGGCTACGAAGGCAAGACCTTGGGGGTGGTGTTCCACAACGGCCAGGCGGTGGTGGACGAGCACTCGGTGGACCCGAAGCTCGGGCGCACGCCCGCGCAGGTGATCGAGACGTTCAAGAAGGACTTCCCCGGCTACACGGTCGAGCCGCTGGGGAGCGGCCCTTCGGCTGACGCTCAGGGGGCGGTGAGCGTGCCGGAGATGCCGTGGAAGGGGAAGGATGAAGGCCGCGGAGCGAGGATGAAGGCGGAAGCAAAGGCCAAGGCGGAAAAGCCGAAGGCCAAACCCAGGGCGAAGAAAGCAGCGGGGTGAACTGGCTGGTCATCGCGGGGACCTGGCTCCTGATCGCGGCCTTCACGCTGGCGGGCTGGTTGATTCTCCGAAGGAGAAAACTATGACAACTCGAACACGCGGGCGCGCGGGCGGCGGGGGGCGCGGGCTGACCCGGCCGCAGGTGCGCGACGTGCTCTCGATGCTCTACCCCGAGCAGCAGATCGGGCTGTGGGGGCTGGGCGACAACGCGCTGACGCAGGTCAAGGACGCCTCGCGGCGGCAGAACCACGGCGTGTACAGCGGGACGGGGGTGACGCTCAACCAGCCCGGTCTCAACAACGGCGGCTGCGCGCTCTTCGACGGAACGAACGGCTTCGCCAACGTGTACAGCGCGCAACTGGCGACGGACCTCAACAACCAGGAGCTGACGGCGGCGATCCTGGTGAAGATGTTGAGCAGCACGCCCTGGACGGACGGCAACCAGCACTACGGCCTGCGCTTCGGCGTGGACGGCAACAACTTCATCTCGCTCTCGAAGGGCGCCACAAACGGCCAACTGATCGCCGACTATCGCGCGGGCGGGACGGTCAAGCAGGCGTCGAGCACGGGCAACACCGACCTGGACTGGTTCCTGTTCGTAATGACGGTGAGCAAGGCCGCCGACCAACTGAAGGCGTACAAGTGGCAACTCGACAAACCCGGTGGGCAGATCGGGACGACCACGACCGGCCTGGGCACGTGGAGCGGGGCGCTGGCGGCCACGCTCTGCTGCCTGGGGGCCAGCATCACCACGCCCTCGAACGTGCACAGCGGCTGGCTGATGGGCGGGGCGCTGTGGACGAAAGCGATCCCGGAGCAGGACTTGCAGTACGCCGCGGCGCAGCTCTTCGCATGAGCGACACGCGCGCGTACATCAAGTTCAACCCGAAGGGGGCGCACGGGCGGGAGACGTCGCTGACCGCCGCGTTCGCGCCAGTGGTGCCGGCCGGGGCGACGATGTGCGTGGTGCAGGCGCTGGCGCCGGCGGCGCGCTCGGCGGTGGGGCGGGTGGTCGCGCCGAGTGTGGTGCTGGGGTCGCTGGCGCTCTCGCCCAACGCGGCGCAGGCCATCGGGAGAGTGGTCGCGCCGACGGTGGAGATCAGCACCCCGCCGATCCAGCCCGCGCCGGCCACGGCCGTGGGGCGGGTGACGGCGCCGGGGGTGGTGCTGGGGTCCGTCCTGGTGGCGAACGCGGTGGCGTCGGCGATCGGGCGGACGGTGGCGCCGACGGTGGTGCTGGGCAGCGTGGCGGTCACGCCCGGACCGGTGTCAGCGATTGGCAGAGTCGTGGCGCCGACGGTGGAGATCTCGGGCGGAGGCGCGGCCTCGCCCGTGCGGCGGAGGATCAGATGGATCTATTTTCACTGGCGGAGGTTTTCGAGATGGACGTGAGGAGGGGGGCAGGCACCCGCATCGCGCGCAGCGCACGCTGCGGGCGAGGAGACGCCAGCCCCGACGACGATGACGACACTCTTTGACGTTCTACTGCAGACGGCGCGGGCGCTGGAGGCCTTGCAGGAGGGCGTGGCCTCGGCGGCTTCGAGCGGGGCGACGACGCTCGTGGACCTGCAGCTGGTGGTGCGCGGGTTCAGCCAGGACGGTTTCTTCGAGGGCGGGACGCTCCTGTACCAGAGCGGGACGCCGGCCAACCGCGCCTCGCGCCTGGTCAGCAACTACGACGGCGACACGGGGACGATCACGGTCGCGGCGCTGGCCGAGACGCCCGCGCTGGGGGCGCGCTACGGGGTGATGACCAAGCGCTACCCGCGCGAGGGGGTGGTGGGGAAGATCAACGAGGCCTTGCAGGAAGTGGGCGACGTGCCGCAGGTGGACGTCACGCTCACCACGGCCGCGAGCCAGCTCGAGTACAACCTGCCCGTGGCGGCCAAGCGCGACCTGCGCCAGGTGTGGCTGGCGCGGCGGACGGCGGCGCCGTGGGAGTGGGAGCCGGCGTTGCGCGCGCGCACGGAATGGACGGCGGCCGGCGCGGTGGGGGTGCTGCTCTTCCCGGAGCAGCCGCGGGCGCCCTTCAAGGTCAAGTTGGTGTACGCGGCCCCGCACGCGCTGGTGGCCGCCGACGCCGACGCACTCTCGGACTACGTCTCGCCGGACTGGCTGGCGCTCGAGACGGCGGCCAAGCTGGTGCGCTGGCGGCTGGAGGGGCCGGGGTCGGACGAGCGCGACCTGACGGCGCTGCTGAACAACCTGACGCCGCGCGCGGCGCAGGCGCACGGGCGGCACCCGGTGATGGGGGCGCAGAGGTTCCCGGTGCTGCCGTAGCCATAGGGCGAACACACAGGTTCGCCCCTACCGGCCTGCCCCGACAACGCCCCGACGACGACCATGTCTCAACTGACGCTGACCACGACGCTCGACACGCACCTCGAAGGCAACAACCCGACCACGAACTTCGGCGCTCAGACGTTTCTCAACGTGGGCTACAACATCGCGGCGAGGCGGGCGCTGGTGCAGTTCGACGTCTCGGCGCTGCCCGCGAACGCGACGATCATTTCGGCGGTGCTGCACCTGTGGGTGAGCGGCGACGCCTCCAACAACGCCGACACCGTGCGCGCCTTCCGGCTGAAGCGCGCCTGGGTGGAGGCCGAGGCGACCTGGAACATCTGGGCCACCGCGCAGAACTGGCAGACGGCGGGCGGGTTCGGGGCCAACGACTGTGAGCAGACCGACATCGGCGCGCTCGCCCTGCCGGCGGCGGTCACGGACGGCCAGGAGTTCACCTGGGCGCTCACCCCGGCGGCGGTGCAGGAATGGCGCAGCGGCGTGTTCACGAACCGCGGGCTGCTGCTCAAGACGGACACCGAGTCCGGGAGCAACCTGAAACAGTGGAAGTCGCGCGAGCACGCGACGGTCGCCCAGCGGCCGCAGCTGGTGATCACCTACCTGGCCCCGGAGGCGCCGTCGGCCACGGGCGACCAGCCGGGCTACGACCTGACGCTGAGCGACGGGACGGCGACGCTGGGGATCATGGCGGGCGGGGCGGGCGGCCCGGCGGTGGGCGCGATCCGGCGGCTGCCGAGGGGCCCGGGGGTGGAGCGCAAGGTGGTGGAGCAGAACGACTGGACGGGCGGGCGCGGGAACGCGCGCTTCAGCGCGGACCGGAGCCGCTTCTACGACGCGAGCGGGGTGTGGAGCATGGTGCCCGGCCAGGTGACGAGTGGCCCGCTGCTGCGGCTGGGCAAGTCGGTGAACTTCGGGCCGCTGCGGGGGTACGGGGAGTGGCCGGGCGACCTGGACGCGAACGGCAACCTGATGCACCAGGTGCGCTGGAAGGCGCTCACGGGCGCGAACCGCTTCATCGCGACCAAGCTCACGGCCAACGCTGTCGCGACGAACGTGCTGCAGGTGCGGGTGGTGGTGCGGCGCGTGGGCGCGCCGGCCGGAAACGCCATCGTCTCGCTGCGCGCGGACTCGGGCGGCGCGCCGGGGAGCGTGATCGCCTCGGGCGAGGCCGGGACGGGCACGCTCACCGACTGGCTGGCGGTGCTGCAGGAGTTTCAGTTCGGGGGCGGGACGCAGACGCTGGTGAACGGCACGAGCTACTGGGTCTCGGTGGGCGACAAAGACGGGACGGGCACGGCCAGCGACCACTGGGAGGTGCTGTGGGTCGAGAAGAGCGCGGGCACGGCGGCGGCCAACATTTCCACGGACGGCTCGAGTTGGAGCGCGGCGGCCGACCCGCCCCCCAGCCTGGTCTACCGCCTCGACCAGGGGCACACCAACGCCAGCGACGTGCGCTACCTGCTCTTCGAGTACAAGCGCCAGCTCTACGCCGCCTCGCGCACGTCCACGAACACGGGCGCGGTCTACATGAACGGCGACCGGGGGGTGTGCACGGGGACGCAGGCGGCCGGGAAGATCGTGGACACGACCAAGGCCTGGACGACGAACGAGTGGCGCGGGTGCGTGGCGCAGGTGCTGAACGGCGCCAACCAGGGCGAGGCGCTCACGATCAACTCCAACACCGCCACGGAGCTGGTGCTGGAGGCGAACTGGTCGGTGACGCCCACGACCGGGGCGAGCGGGACGGAGTACGTGATCCTGGGCAGCGACCGCTGGGAGGTGCGTTCGGTGCCGACCCTCAACGCCGGGGCGACCGACGTGGCCGTGCTCAACGACATCGTGTACGTGGCCTGCGGGGGCGCGGTGAACATGACGCGCTTCCGGGAATACAACAACGCCGGCGCCTGGACGGTGGAGGAGGCCGACGACGGCACGAACAAGTGTCTGTTCATCGAGGTCTTCCAGGAGGGCGAGACGGTCTATCTCTACCACGCCAGCGGCGCGCGCTTCAACAAGGCTGCGGCCGTGACCTGGCCCACGAACCTGAGCCTGGACAGTTCCAAGCCCGTGGGGGACGCCGGCGCACTCATCACCGGACTGACGATCTACGACGACTCGGTCTACATCGCGAAGGAGGACGCGCTCTACGTGGTGAAGAACGGGATCGCCACGCTGGTGCCGGTGCCGATCAACACGGCGCGGGATTTGAACAACGGGGTGGGGCTGCGGGGGTGGAACACAAACCTGTACTTCCCCTTTTTGGACGGCTTCGAGCGGCTCTTCGGACGCACTTGCGACGACATCGGTCCGAACCGGCAGGAGGGCATGCCGCCCGACCGGCGCGGCAACGTGGCCGACTTCCTGCCGGTGCTGCAGTACGGCTTCGTGGCCTGGGACGGGGGCAGCTTCGGGACCAACAGCCGGTTCCGCCACTCGGCGATCCTGGTCACGACCAGCCCGGGCGGCGACTGGCACGAGCTGCTGCGCTACCCGCGCAAGAACTACCGCATCCAGAATCTGTTTTACCAGTCCATCCCCAAGGTGCCCAACCGGCTGTGGTTTTCGCTGACCGACACACTCAACTCCCTGGTGATGCCCAACAGCGCGCAGAACCCGCTGAACGACGACCAGATGCTCTACACCTGGGAGGGCTACGTGACGACGGCCTGGGTGGACCTGGACACGCCCGAGCTGGACCACTACTTCGACGAGCTGCGCTTGTTCAGCCGCAACCTGTCGGTGGCCACGGGCGCGGCCCTGGCGGTGGACTACCAGCTCGACGCGGCCGAGTACACGAGCGCCTGGGTGCGGTTCCCCCTTGACGCCACGATCAGCCCCTATCAACTGCTGGCGGTGGGCGACGGCAACGTGACCGGCCACCGCCTGCGCTTCCGGCTGCGGCTGCTGGCGGGCGACCTGTCCGTGCCGGTGGTGCTGAACGAGTGGGAAGCGCGCATCAACCAGATGAACGAGGTGCTGTACGACTACGTGATCGACCTGCGCATCGCCGACCGGGTGATGCTGCTGTCGGGGGGGGAATCCACGAAGAGCGCGCAGGCGATCATTGTTCAGCTGCAGGCCTGGCAGGAGGACGCCACGCCCTTGACGATGCGCTGCCGGCACGAGGCGTTCGACAATGTCCGCGGCCATATTGACCCGGTGAGCCTGGTGCCGCAGAAGTGGACGGGGGAGGAGGCGCTCTTGTTAGGGTCGCTGACGTTCAAGCAAACCTAGAAAACCTGGCGACGAATGACACGAATTATCACGAAGGGGGGATATGGGAAAGCCCCCAAGAAGAAAGCCCCCGGCTACGGGTCCGGACCCTACGCCAAGCCGCGCGTCGTGGCCGAGAAGCGGCGGCCGCTGCCGCACGGGCCGAGCATTCTGCGCGAGCGGCGGGAGGTGGCGCGCGCGGGGCCGTTCACGGTGCAGGGGCAGGCGGCCTCCGACCTGGAGGACCGCACCTACCGCGCGCTGCGGCGCCTGAAGTGGGACGACAGCGAGATTGACTTCCAGTTCCCGATCTTCGGCGGGCGGCAGCCGGGCGGGCAGGTGCTGGACTTCGTGCTGACGGCCTTCGGGCGGCTGACGGTCGTGGCGGTGGACGGCGACTACTGGCACAACCGCACGCTGCAGCAGCAGGAGCACGACCGGCAGCAGCGCGCGATGGTGGAGAAGGCGTTCCCCTATCGGCCGTATACGTTCGTGAAGCTCAACTCGGGCGACCTGCTGGACGACGAGATGGCCTACCGGATCCTGCTGGAGCGGGTGGGGAGGGGGGGATAGGCGGACACGCAGATCGGGCGGACACGCAGGTCCGCCCCTACGGTGGTTTATGCCATTACCTTCGGAACTGATCGAGCGCCTGGCGGACCGGTGGGCGCGGCGGGAGCTGGGGCGGCTGCTCGACTCCCTGGCGCGGGGCGCGCGCCTCGAGCGGGGGGTGTGGACGCCGGCCTGGACGGGCCTGACGGTGGTGGGCGCGCTGACCACGACCGGGCGCTACACGCGCCTGGAGCACTTGGTGGCCGTGCACGTGGAGCTGCAGGGCGCGACCTCGACGGCCTCCACGGTGGGCACGACCTACGTCAACAACCTGCCGTTCACGGCGCTGGCGAGCGCGGGCGCGCTGGCGACGGACTTCAGCACGGGCGTGGGCCTCGTGAACGGGCAGATCGTGATCGCGACGACGCGGCTGTACCCGCCGACGTGGGCGGCCTCGGCGGACCGCTTCGGGCTGGACGTGGTCTACGAGGCGGGATGAAGAGCTGGGCGGTGATCATCCCGGCGGACGACTCCGGCCTGTACCAGATGTTTGTGGATCAGGCGAAGGCGTGGGGGCTGCACGAGTTGCGCGTCAGCGACATGCTGCACCTGGAGTTCTCGGCGGCGGCGCCGATCCCGGAGCCGCTGAAGTGGTGGGAAGCGAAGCCACTGCCCTTCAGGGTGCGGGCGCACGTGCCCTGCCCGCTCTTCAACACCAGCACGCAAACGATCCGCACGCTCAGCGACGGCCGGGAGATGGACGTCGTCGCGCGCGACCTGTCCAGGGTGGCCGACCCCCTGAAGGGGATCTTCGACCTGCAGGTGTGGACAAACCTGTGGGTGAGTCACACGGACGTGGACCCGCTATGAGAGCGGCCTGGAGGGTGCTCGTCATCGTCGCCGTGCTGGCCCTGGCGCTCGGGATCGGCCAGGTGGTGGCGCGGGGGGCGGCCACGTGGGGCCGCCCCTACGGGGGGTTGCCCTCGGCCTGGGCGTGGTGTGGCCACTGGGGTGCGGCGAGCGTGTGTGTGCAGGCGACGACGCTGGGCTGGCCGCAGCCGGCGCCCTCGGGCACGTGGTACGTGGTCAGGTGCCCCTGACGGCCGCCGCCACGGTGTAGCGTTCGAGTTGGCGCTGCTCGAGCAGGGCGAGGCGCTTGTGCAGGTAGCGCTCCACGAGCGCCAGCCCATGCGACAACATCACGTCATCGTCGTCCACCGTGGCGGCGATTTCCTCCAGTGCCTCATGGAGGCGGTCGAGGTGCTCGAGTGCGGCGCGCAGGTGATCGGCTTCGCTCATCGGACTCCCATCGTTAGACTTAATCAATCTTATCTTACCCGACTCGCGCGGGCGTTTTGGGCCTTCCCCCTGCCCCGCGCGGCCGGGTAGTGCCACGGCGAGCGGGTCTTCCCGTTCGACTTCGACTTGCGCCCGTTGACCCGCGACGCACAGGGGTTGCAGCGGCCGGTCGAGCCGTTGCTGGCCGGCTCGCCGCACTCCACGCAGCGCTTGCCCTGGCTGTAGTTGCCGTGCTCCTGGGGGGTCGGGCCGTGGCAGGGGGGCGCGGCCAGCACGGCCTCGGCGTCGAAGTGGCACAGGATGGGATTGAAGCGGCGCACGCCCTCGGCGTCCAGCCAGCCGATGACGCCGCGCAGACATTCGGGCGCGACGTCACCGGCCTTCTGGCAGGGGCAGGTCAGGCACTTGCCGTTCTTACCGCGCTGGCGGGTCGGGTTGCGCTTCAAGGCTGTCCATCCATTTTTGGATGACTTCGGGATAGCCCAACTTTGCCACGCCCTCGAACCTATCGGCGCGGCGCTTGGCTTGTAGGACTTCGGCTTGCAGCCTGTCAACTTCAGCCTGCGCACTGGCCAGCGCCCGGTTTTTGTTGAGCAACAGCTCCTCGTATTCTTCCGAGATGGCCAGGCAGTCCGCGCATATCACCGCCCGGCACTGTCCGCACAAATGACTCATCGCTTGGCCTTTCGTCCGCGCTTGGGCGCGGGCTTCGCCTTCCCCGTCGAAGCGGGGCGAGACGGCTTCACCTTCGGCTTGTCCACAGCAGGCCTTCGGCCTGATGTGGGCTTGGGGCCGGGCTTCTTGCGGGCGGGTTTGGGCGAAGCATGCTTCGCCCCTACCGCGCTCAGCGCGGCGGGGACGCGCTTCTTGAAGAGGCCGAGCAGCGCGGCCAGGCCGGCGCGCAGGCCGTCGGGCGTGTCCCAGCGCTGATCGCCGTCGAGCAGGTCGGCGCCGTTCTCGTCAATGAGCGCGTCCATCACCACGATTTTCTTGGCCTTCAGACTCTTGGCCGCCTTCCACGCGGCGCGGATCTCCCACAGCGGGCAGAGCAGATTGAGCAGCGGCTCGTGGTCGGGCAGGAGCGGGGCCAGGACTGTGGCGGCGACCGTGACCAGGCGCTTCAACTCAGCATTCACGGCCTGGTGCTGGGCCTGCACGGCTTTCCACTGCTTGTTGTTGGCGGCCTGGCGCTGGGCCGGGGTCAGCGCGGGCGCAGCGGGCGACGCGTGCGTCGCCCCGACCGGCAGGGCCTTCTTGAGGGCGGGCCAGTCGGTGGTGGCCAGGGCGGCGAACTTGGAGCCGAGCAGGTCGGCGCGCGCGCGCGTCTCGCTCTCGTAGTCGCGCACGGCGCGGGCGGTGGGGACCAGGCGCAGGCTGGCGTGCAGGGCGCGAGCGACAGCCTCGGGGGCGTGCCCCAGTTTCAGCGCGGCGACGGCCCGGGGTTTGTCGTCAGGGTCGCCGTCGAAGAGGAGCTTGAGGGCGGGCCCGCCGGGGTGGCCCGCCCCGGCCTCGCCGGGCGCGGCGACGGCCACGCCGAGGGCCTTGGCCGCCTTCCCCACCTCGGCCCACTTCCAGGCGGTGGACTTGGCGTCGAAGCAGGCCGGGCGGGCGCAGTTGCGGTCCTGCAGGTTGAACTCGCAGCCCTTGCAGGGAGGGAGCACGGTCAGGCCGAGCTTGCCAGCCACGTCGGCGACGTAGGTGATCGGGCCGGTCCAATCCCCCTTCCCCCCACCCTGCCGCCAGGGCGCGTCCCACATCGGGCGGCCGTGCTGGCGCACGGCGTTCGAGAGCGCGTCGTCGAAGACGGTCTCCTTGTCTTCGGCCTTGGCCACGGTGTCGGCGACCTTCTGCGCGACCTGGGGGAGCGAGCGCGCGACGCTGATCAGGCCGCGCGCCAGGCGCTCGGGCAGCGCGCCGGAGTGGACGTGGGCCTGGATGGGGGCGGGCAGGGTCAGGAGGCGCAGCAGGTGGGAGACGGTCGCCTGGTTGGCGTAGCCGAGGTTCTTAGCGGCGGCGGCCTGGGAGAGGCTGAAGGGGGGGGCGGTCAGGCGCTGGAGGGCGTGGGCCTTGTCGATGGCGGAGGGGACGCGGCGCTTGAAGTTCTCGGCGATGGCCAGGCGCGCCATCTCCAGGTCGCTCAGGTCGCGCACCTCGGCGGGGATGTCGTCCTTCGACAGGCTCAGGAGGGCGGCGACGCGGTGGTGGCCGACGGCGATCTGGTAGGTGGGCGACGCATGCGTCGCCCCTACCCGCCCGGGGGCGGGACTCCTGCGGACGACGATGGGCGGCAGGGGCGCGCCGGCGGCGTACTCGGCGGCCAGGTCGGCGACGTGCTCGGGGTCGAGCGGCCACATCTGCCAAGGATTATTGGCGAGCTGTTTGAGCGGGATGTCAGGCATGGGGTTCCTCCGTGAGTGGACTCGTGCCCACAGCAGGCCTTCGGCCTGATGTGGACGTGTCCGCGGACACGAGTCAGGGCAAGTGTTCACTGGCGTAGCGCAGCAGGCCGCGCAGGTAGCGGGCCTCCGAGAAGGGGCCGTCCTCGAGGGCGCAGATCACAATCTTTCCGCTGGCGTGGTCGTGGCCGATGCCGACCAGCACCATGGGCGTGGCGTGCTCGGCGACGAGCCTGGCCGTCCAGCGGCGCAGGCGCTCCTCGGTGAGGGCCTGGAGCTCTTCAGCGGTCATGGGCATGGCGTTCTCCTTCGGGCAGCGGGCGCAAGAGCAGCCCGCCCAGGCGGACGTGCTCCTGGCGGGCCGGGCTGAGCGTGGCGATCTCGGCGGCGGCGGGGCGGTACCACTCCCAGGCGGGGGTGAGGTCCTGGGCCACGCGATACCAGGCGGAGTGCATCCAGCCCGGGCAATCCTGGGTGACCTGGCAGGGGATGAAGGCGGGCGTGACGCCGGCGACCTGGTTGACGGTGACAATCGAGAAGCCGCACAGGTCGCAGGTGTAGGCGTTGAGGGCCTGGGGCTTTTCAACCATCGGGATCTCCTTCCGGGTCCACCGTAGAGATGTTCCCGGAGACGTTCCGCCGGAACGTCTCTACGGGCGGCAGGGGCGCGACCAGGGCCAGGAGCTGCGGGGCGACTTCGTGCGGCGGGGCGGGGAAACGCACGAGCAGCCAGCGGCCGCGGTCGAGGTCGAGCGGGATGTTGGTGTAGAGCACGGCGGCGCCGTGCAGGGCGAGCACTTCGACGGCGCCGTGCTCAAACAGGAACTGGGCGCAGGTGGTGAGGGCCTCCCCGAGCCAGCGCGGCGGCGCGGGCGCGGGCGAAGCATGCTTCGCCCCTACGGCGGGCGAAGGGTGGGGGTGAGCGGGGGGTCTTGTCATAAATCCTCCTGTAACGCTGTAACGTGTGTCACGCTGTCACGCTGTCAGCGTGTGAAATCGAAGCGGGGCGGTCGGGAAGGGAAGGGGTAGGCCAGGGTGGCCAGGGCGGCGCGCCGGTCGGCCTTGCCTACACGCCAGCGCCGCCCGCCCCGATTGACGACCACGATCAGGCCGCGCTGGGCGAGCAGCGCGTCGTAGACCTCGAAGGTGCGCGACGAGCCGCCGGTCTTTTCGCGCAGGAACTGGTAACTGGGGAGCCACCCCGGCCGGGTGCCGCGCTCGCGCTCGAGCACCTCGGCCAGGCACAGGTAGCGGTGGGTGTAGAGGCGCCATTGTTCGTAGTGGCCGGTGGGCGGGACACGCACGGGCGGGGTGAAGTCGTAGCGCGGGGTGTCGGCGCGCAACACAAGCGGCGGGAGCTCGCGCGGCCAGAGCAGGGAGCGGTAGATCCAGCCGAAGGCGAAGCCCGCGCCGAGGGTGACGAGGGCGCTGAGAGAGTCTGCCATGCGAGGCCGGGCTTCTCATTCGCCGCCGTACAGGATGGGGGTGTGCGCGGCCCGCGTGGAGGCGTCCGCCTCGGCGTGCAGGGTGACGCTCAAGACCGGCATGTCCAGCTCGCACTTGTAGCAGTGGAGCACGTAGCCGGGGGACGGGTCCACCTCGGGCGGGATGCCGAGGGTGACGGTGTGGCCGCAGGCCAGGGTGATGACGACCAGGCGCGGGATGAGGGGTTCAGGGGTCATGGGAGTCTCCTTGGGGAAAGCCGTAGTCGAGGGCGACGACGGGATCCGTGAACTTGGATAAGGCGTAGAGCAGGGTGGGTTCGAGGTGGCTCTTCAGCCAGGCGCGGGCGTTGGGGCCTTCGCAGTAGGCGAGCACCAGCCGGAAGGTGCCGGGGGCCTCGCCGGCCTCCAGCCGGGCGGCGGCCAGGTGGGCGTCGAAGGTGGCGCGGGGCAGCAGGTTGCGGGCCAGGGCTTGGGCCTGCAACCAAAGAGAATCAATAGTTAATTCTCTTTTTGAGTTTAATGAGTTTTGTGTTGTTAGTGGGTAATAGGCTAGCTCGTTAGCAGGTGATAGGCTAAGGGGGCCTTTTAAGATAGGGTACTCCTCTCCATGCGTGTTAGTGGGTAATAGGCTTGGTACCGCCACATCTTGGGTCTGCTTGGCGGCGCGCGCCTGCTCCGGGTTCCATCGGGCGGGGGCGTGGTCGCGCAGAAACTCCCAGCGATAGTCGCCGCGCTGGCCCAGGTTGAGCTCGTACTCCTGGGCGATGCGCCCCACGGGTTCTCCGATCGGGGTCAGGAGGTTGCCGGTGGACAGGTGGGCGAGGGCGGCCCGGATCGCGTTGATGCTCAGCCCGGTCAGTTCCTGGAACTGGGATAGGCTGATGCGGTCGCGGCGCGTGATGCGCCGGGTCTCCCAGCCCATGATCTTGCGGCAGGCGGCGTCGAGCACCATGTTCTGGGTGGGGGAGAGCAGGCGCATGATCTGGTCCGCGAAGACGTTGGGCTTCTGGTAGCTGTTGGGGACGTGGGTGTAGGCCGTCATTGCGGGCAGCAGGCGCAGTGGCCGCAGTGGCCGCGCGAGCCGACGCCCAGGACCGCCAGCCAGCAGCGGCGGCAGATCCATTTGGCGAACATCTTGGCGAACATCGGTTTCTCCTTTCGTGAACAGTGGCTGCCCGCGGAGTCGAACCGCGGCGGGGATTGCTGCCCCCGAGGGGCCGGCTCCCGGTTTGTCTCAGCCAGGTTACAGGTGCGGGGCCTCGCCCTCGGCCATCTGGCGCAGGCGCTCGGCGAGCGGCGTGGTCAGCTCCCACTCGCAGTGGACGCAGTGGCCCTTCGACTGGCTCAGGGTGTCCGTGGCCATGGGCGCGATCAGGCCGCAGCGGGGGCAGCGTGCTGCTTTTTCTTGTGCGCCCACAGGCTGCCCGGCAACAACAGCTTGCCGCACTCCGGGCAGGCGACCTGCTTGCCCTGGCTGGCTTTTGGGCGGGCGACCCGGTGGGTCGCCCCTACGCGGACGGCGCGGTGGTTGGAACGGGCCGGGGCGACGGTCTCGCCGCGCGGCGGGAGCTGCGCGCGCAGCTCTCTCTGGAACGGGGCCGGGTCGGTGAGCACGGCCAGCGCCTCGCCGAGGGTGAGGCGGATGACGAAGACGGTGGTCGGCTGGGCTTCGATGTGCATGGGGGATTCTCCTTGGGGCAGCGGGCGGGCACAAGGCCCGCCGCTACGTGTGGTGGCCGTAGAGCTTGAGCTTGGAGCGGAAGCGGCGGCGGCCATTCTTGGGTCGGGCGACCCGGTGGGTCGCCCCGACGGCGGGCTTGGCGCGCTTGGAGAAGCCGCGCAGGTCTTCGCGGTTGAGGGCGCGCGTGATCTGGAGGGCGACGGCTTTGCGAATGGCGTAGGCGATCAGGGTCTCGCCGTCGAGGATCTTGAAGTACGGGCCGTGCTCGTCCTGGTCTTCGGCGAACGAGTAGCGCAGACCTTTAACTTTCATGGGGGGCCTCCGGTCCTTCGGCTTCGTCCTTCGACTCGGCTTCGACTGGCTCAGCCGGCTCAGGAGGCTCAGCCGGCTTAGGCTGGCCGATCCAGTGGTTGCGCACGTCGGGCAGGGGAAACTGCGTGGTCATGCAATACTCGTTCACGTGCTTGTAGGCGTTCCAGGCGGGCGCGCCGCCCTCCAGCTCCCAGGGCCAATGCTTGAAGATGGTCTCGGCTTCTTTGGGCGCGGGGGCGACGCCGGTCCGGCTGAGCTTCAGGTGGACGACGGCCGGCTGCGTGGTGTGCGCGGTGATGTAGAGCTCGAGGGTCAGGCCGCCCGGGAGGGTTTCCCGCTGATGGACGGGGCGGTTGCGGTAGGCCAGGTCGAGCAGGTGATCGAGCAGGTGGGTGAGTTTGCGAAAGTCGGGCATCGGGTTGACTCCGTGTTATAAACTGGTGCATAGGAGAGATGGGCGGGGGTCGGGCAAGGGCCCCCGCCCGTTAAGACTCACAGGTACCTGTGAGTCGCGGCGGGCAGACACGCAGGTCTGCCCCAACAGAGACAGCGCCATCGTGCGGCGCGGACTCACGTGGTCCGGGCCGCTTTTGTTTGGGCAACCAGGGCAGACACAGAGGTCTGCCCCTACAAGCGGCACCGGGGGAGGTGGTGATGCAGTCGGCGATGGCAGCGTGGCGGGACTGGCTGGTGGTGTCGGGGAAGAGTCCGACGACGGTGGAGGCCTACGTCTGGGACGTGGGCGCGCTGGCGCGGGCCAGCCCGGGGCTGTTGGGGCTTCGGCAGGCTCAGCCGGGGGACTTCACGAGCGAGCGCCTGCTGGCCTACCTGGCGCAGCGCAAGGAGGGCGGCGTGGGGGAGAGCGCGCTGCGGCGGGCGGTGGCGGCTTTCCGCTCGTTCTTCCGGCACGCGCTCGGCCCTTCGACAGGCTCAGGGTCAGGGCCGATCACGCCGGCGCACGCCCTGCCCTGGCCGAAGGTGCACAAGCGCAAGCAGCGGGTGCTGGACTGGGACGGGGCGCTGGCGGTGCTGTCGGCGTGCGACACGAGCACGCACCGGGGGACACGCGACCTGGCGATCCTGCTGCTGATCCTCGACTCGTCCATCCGCGCGAGCGCGCTGTGCCGGCTGGAGCTGCGCAAGGTGGACCTGGCCAAGCGCCGCTACGTGGTGATCGACAAGGGCGGCGACGAGATCGAGCGCGGCTTCAGCCCGGCGACGGCGCACTTCCTGGGGCAGTGGCTGGCGCTGCGCCCGGCGCACGCGCGGCCCGAGGTGACGGCGGTCTTCGTGGGGCTGGGGGGACTGAAGCCGGGGACGCCGCTCACGCCCTGGGGGCTGCGCGCGATCTTCCGGAAGATCGGGAAGCGCGCTGGGCTGGCCCAGGGGTTCAGCCCCCACGACCTGCGGCGCTCGTTCGCGAAGTTCTCGCACCTGCTGGGCGCGCCCTCGGAGCTGGTGCGCATCATGGGCGGGTGGAAGTCCCAGGCCGAGATGCGGCCCTACACGGAGTCGTTAGGCCCGGGGGACTTCGACCCGTACTTCCCGGTGACGAAACTGCTGGGCGAATAGGGCGAACATCGTAGGGCAGACACGCAGGTCTGCCCCAACAGGCTGTCCCGAGCGCCAAGGGGATCTCCGGAGGATGGGAGGACCCCAGCCGCCCTTCGGCATTGCTCAGGGGGAGCTCGGTTTGTCGCGTCGGGGGACAGCCGTCCTTCGACTCGCGGGGCGCGGCTCAGGATGCAGTTTGCTAGACCGGGGGTCGGGATTGGCACCCTACGGGCCGCCAGGGGGGGCAGGCGGGGCGTGGCGGGGCGTCACGGGGAAACATACATGGTCGCCGCGCGGGGCGTGGCGGGCCTGCTGTGGCCCTTCGGCAGGCTCAGGGGTGGGGTTGGAAAAGGGTTAGCCTTGAATCGGTAACCTACTGTTACCGATTCAAGAAGCCCAGAACGTTAGGTTCTGGGTTCGAGACCCAGCGGAGTCACTGGTCGTGCTATTCGGTGAATTGTTAATGTGCTGGTCACGCCTTTTCCCTGCTACGGTTTCAGGCGCGACCGGCCCGGAAGGGCCGGATAGTGCGACTGCGCGCTCAGTCTTCGTCAGAGGACTGGGCGCGCCTTTTTGCGTAGGCTTGGACTTCCCGGCGGGGGAGCATGTAAGGGGAGGTAGTCTTCTCAGGGTCCAACTGCCTAGCCCCAGGGAACGGGGTATCGTCGTCGTGGATCAATTGCTGAACACGCCGGACGGTGAGGTCGAGAAGTCGAGCTGCTTGGTCTACAGTGAGGTAATCCATATTTCGTGAGTACGAAAATAATACACCCGTTTGGGGTGTTGTCAATTAGGAATTTCAAACGGAGGCGGCCATGCGAGCGACGACTTTGTTGATCCTGCTCTCTGCCCTGCTCGTCTCGGGATGTGGAGGCTGGATAACGGGGGAAGATAACTCGGATGCGATTGACTACCAAGAGGGGCAGGAGCAGGCGGAACAAGCGAAAGACCCTTGCACTCAGGACTTGTTGAACCACGTCCCTAAGGAATATCGGCGCTGCAATGACACGAACAGCGCCGCCGGGTCTATCTCTACGGAGGCCCCCCTTGCCACCGCGCCAGCCACAACCCAATGCCCGAGCGGCTGCACCTTTCATGTGGTGGGGTGCGATATCAAGGGCAACATCTCGTACTCGACGGGCGAGAGAATCTACCATGTTCCCGATGGCGCGTTTTACGAAAAGACCGTGATTGATGCCTCCCGCGGGGAGAGGTGGTTCTGCACCGAAGATGAGGCGCAGGCCAACGGCTGGCGTAAGTCGGAGAGGTGAAAATAGGACTTGACAACCAGTCGAGCGGGTGTATACTAATTGCGTAGTTACGAAAAAGCGGGCACCGATTTGGCGCCCGCCCCGGCCTTGAGCAGTGTTGAAGCACCGCCCAGGGCCTCACCCAAGTCACCGTTGTGAGCGGTGGCAGGGTTGCCGAGATTGTAGCATAGACAGGCGACCTGCCCCTTCGACGGGCTCAGGGTCGCCTGTTTTGCTTGTTCGGGCGATGCATGCATCGCCCCTACACATCGGGTGGGGGCCATCCTCACAGTGGCCTCCACCCGGTGAAAAGGAGACGAGACGATGAACGTGAACGAGATGTTCCCCAGCCGCTACATCAGCGGCGCAGATCTGAACGGCAAGGTGTGGACGCTGGCGATCCGCGACGTGGTGGCCGAGCCGATGTACGACGCGCGCGCCAAGAAGCGCGTGCAGAAGTGGGTGATCTACTTCGAGCGCGCGCACAAGGGCGTGATCCTGAACCGCACGATGGCGGAGCAGATCGCGGCGGCGCTCGGCGAGGACGAGGCGGGCGCGTGGGCGGGGCAGAAGATCAGCCTGTACGCGGAGACGGTGACGGCCTTCGGCGGGGAGCACGTGGTGGTGCGCTTCCGCAAGGCGACGAACGGGGTGAGCGAGCCGCCGCCCGTGATGCAGCAGCCGCAGCCCGAGGCGGAGGAGGAGCCGTTCTAAGAGTCACGTTATTTTGCCAACTGGCGTGCTACACTGACAGCGCACCATCACTCAACACGGAGGACACCATGAGAGACCGACCGCACTTTGAACGATTGCTGAACGAGAATCCGAACGCCAGCGTCGGGTTCTCCCTGGCCGCGCGGGCCGTGTACGCCGCCCGCTACGGCGTGTGCGAGGCAGAGCACCACGATACCCCGGAGTGGGGACAGATCGCCCGCGACCTGAAGGCGCGCTACGGCGAGACGCTCACGCCGGACGAGGTGCGCGAGGAGATGGACGCGCCCACAACCACATAGCGCCCCCTGTTGCCATTTTGCGGGCTGGATCGTGCTACACTCAGGCACCAACATCACACACGGAGGACACCATGTACAAGGTCGTAGATTACTTCAACGGCTGGGCGAGCGAGCCAATGACCGAGGCCGAGGCCGAGGCCTACATCAAGACGCACTCAGCCCCGACGGCGCGCGGCGTCGAGGTGGCAGAGGCCGAATGGCGCTTCGATCATCGCTTCAGCGAATGGGCCTGGTTCGTCGGAGACAAGCGCATTTCGTGAAGCCCCCACAACCGCATACCGCCCCACCCGCCCCGGCCACCGCGCCGGGGCTTTTCGTTCCCCCGGATTGACTCGCCGCGCCAAGCGGCGTACACTCTAACCAGCCCACAGAGTCGACGAGACCGGGGCGTGCCAGAGCTTCGACAAGCTCAGCTGGCGCGCCCCTTTTCTTTATCCCGAAAGGAGTCTAACCCATGTCCAACATTCTCAAGTCGCGCAAGTTCTGGGCGCTGGTCGTCGGCCTGGTCGTCGTCTTCCTCGGCGACCGCGCCGGCGTGGACCTGCCCACGCTCACCGCGGCGGTGGCCGTGGTCGTGAGCTACATCCTCGGCACGGCGCTCGAAGACGGCCTGCGCGCCCGGCAGTGATCACCCTGCCCCTGTTCGACACGCTGCTCGGCCTCGTGGTGGTGCTGCTGCTGGGGGTGCTGCACTACATCGTGCACAAGCGCCGGAAGGAGCTGGAGGCGAGCATCCGGCAGCTCGAGTCGCTGAGCGCCGCGCTGGGCTTGCAGTTGCTCGAAGCGCTCGACATCCTGAGGGAGAGCCAGACCCCGGATTTGCAGCGGCGCGTGGACGACCTGAAGAAGTCGGTGTACAAGACCTTCGACGACTATCATCAGGGCGGCATCATCCTCCAGGCGCTGGGCGACATCACCATCGGCGGCGACGCGGTCGGGAGAGACAAGCGTGGAGCGTGAAGCGTCCCAAAGGGATGCTGCGCGATGGAGCGTGAAGCGTGGGGTGGAGGCGGAGACCGACGTCATCCTCCACCGGCTGCTGCGCCACATGACCCTGGTACAGCTGCAGGCGCTGGTGACGGCGCTGGACGGCGTGCTGGCCGCGGGCGGCTATGGCGAGATCGGGATCGTGATGGAGAAAGCCCACACCCGCCGGATCCGGGTGACCATCAGCCAGGACATCACCCCCGTGCAAGAGCTGCTCAAGCAAAAGGAAACCCCCCATGGCCAAGCCTAAACGTAAACGCCTCAACATCAAGAAGGCGATCAAGCACCCCGGCGCGCTGCGGCGCAGCCTGGGCGTGAAGAAGGGCGGGAAGATCCCGGCCGGGCGGCTGCGCGCGGCGGCGAAGAAGCCGGGGACGATGGGGCGGCGCGCGCGCTTCGCCGAGATGCTGAAGTCGTTTACGAAGAAGCGCAAGCGCTAGACTCGATGAACCCATTTGAAGGGCCAGCCCTGCGTTGTGACGACACCAGGGCTGGCCCATATCAAATTTGATATGCCGTTTTTCACAGATGAAATCAAAGGCCCTTCGACAGGCTCAGGGCGCGGCCTTGAAACACGGGAACCCACGCGCGCGGGGCGGGAAGCGTGCGGGCGCGGGCCGCAAGCCGAAGGCGGCGACGCTGCTCAAGCGAAAGCTGGCCGACCGGCGGACCACCGAGGCGGGATACGCCTTCGCGCTGTTGTGCAAGTACATGCGCCACGCGCCACGCGGGAAGGCTGAGACGATGGCGCAGTCGGAGTTCCGGGCGGCGTGTGCGCAGCGCGTGCTGGATCAGGTGCTGGGCAAGCCGATGCAGAGAGTCGAGCAGTCGGGGAGTGTGAAGCTCCTGGTGGTGCCGAATGATGGCGACGCCTGACGTCGAGCGCGTCAACTTCGCCGACCTGTGCCGGTTCGAGCCGAAGCAGGTGGCGGCCGCGCGCGCGGCGGCGGCGCACAAGTTCACGCTCTACGGCGGGAGCCGCGGCTGCATGAAGTCGCACTGGCTGCGCTGGTATCTGTTGAAGCGCATCCTGCAGCGCGCGGCTTCGGGGGTGCTGGGCGTGGTCAGCGCGCTGTTCTGCGAGGACTACCCGGTGCTCAAGGACCGGCAGATCGGCAAGATCGAGCGTGAGTTCCCGGCCTGGCTGGGCGAGCTGAAGGAGAGCCAGGCGCACGGGCTGGGCTTCCACCTGCGCCCGGAGTACGGCGGCGGGGTGCTGGCGCTGCGCAACCTGGACAAGCTCTCGAAGTACAAGAGCGCGGAGTTTGCGGACATCGG